GAAAATATGTTTATTAATTATATGTTTATTCTCAATCATATTTCTAGTTTTCATACTCTACCCAATATTCCACTAAAAACAAACAAAAAATCAAAAAATAATATCAATATTCTCGTTCATATACACATTAATACATAACTCATATATTCAATCTATAATCTTATCGATATTATCTATATCAATATCAGAAGTATATTCTAAATACTAACAATCATCTATCTGATATAAATATAATCATTAGGTATTAATCTGATATACAATCATTCGATACACTATCAATACTCATATCTAAAAATGGTCTGCTACCGTAAATATTCCTATTTCCTCGCTCTCTGTACCATAGTTCGTTAGTGTTTTTCAGGCTTTTTTACTCTAAAAATTTAGGGCTATTCAAATCTGAGGTTTCACTATACGTAAGATATGTCCAAGTATAGAAAAGATAGGAGTTGACATTTTAACAAAAGTCCAAATCGACAAAAGTCTGGGTTTGTTCTAAGTCCAGATAAAGAAAGTTCACTTTTTACCCATTTTTTCCACAGCCTATATAAAAAGTTGATAAATTTTAGCTCTTTTTTGAACAAAGTGTATCAAAACTTATAATGGCTATAGTGTAAACATAGAGTGGACATTTTTACATTTTGTAAAACAGCTCAACAAACAGGGGTTGGACAAGATTGTAATTTATCTAAAAGTTCAAAAAGGCTCATCTACACTATCCTAAACATATTAAAACTAAGTTTTTAACTTTTAGGATTAATATTAAAAATTCATACTTTTAAAACTCTGCCTCAAACATGGGTTTTTCTCGAAATTAAATTTTAAAATTAAACTCTCAAAAACTCATCACTTTTGAGCTTTTTCAATTTTTAAAATTTTTGGGGTTTTAGGGCAATTTAGACCATCGGTAAATTTTAAAATTTTTAGACCAAGGGAAAAATTTAAACCAATCCAAAATTGCCCTTTCTTAGAACCTTTAAAAATGTAGGGTAGGGAAATTATAAACTAAGGGTATAAAATCCTCTAGAGGGGGCTTAAAATTAAAAATAGACCTATATTTGTATATTTCGCTTGAATGATAATTTAGATTATATCGCTTAAAATCCATAATCGCTTAAAAACGCTTGAAAACTGAGATTTTATTAAATTTGGATTCAGGTAAATTAAAATAAGACCATTCTAGAGGTTTAAGAATCTAAGTAAATAAAATTCTTATAAAGGTAAATATAATTTACTAGAGAATACTCTTTGATGCCTTTAAATATAAATAAAATGCTTGGGGAAAGGGAATAAATATTTTATTGACCATTTAAGGGAAATAAGTGGATTAAAGGCCTTAGAACCTATAATCCTGAAATCCACAGGGCCTAACTAATAGGGTATCTACAATATGGAATTTCTAGATCAGGCTAAGAAAGGCCTACACCCTGGCTACAATCGCGGATTTTCATTTGGCGCTAACGTTGGCCTTAGTCTAATATATACAAAATTGATCTAATATGTAGATATACAAGAAATATCTACAAAAATTTTTTATGATTTTTTTTGAAAAATATTTGAAAAAAACTTTTTTTGTTTTTATCTTTGTAGTACAGAAAAGGAAATAAAAAGTAGTTCAAAAAAATCCTAAAATTTCTACTTAATATTTCTAAAAATAATTTTAAAAAATTTTAGGTATAAAATTATGAAAGCAAACGAAGTTTTGAATTTTGGAAAAGAAATTTTAATTTCCAATTCTAAGAATCGCAAAAGCATCTACAAAAATTCTCTTTTTGATGAATGTAAATCAGACAAAGAAAAAAAATCTCTTAGAATTAAATTACGTAAAAAATTACAAAACTTTTTAGGAACTTTTTTACAGATAGAAAAAAATCCTACAAAAATAAAAGAACTCCAAAAAGTGTGGAAAGAATATGCAAAAGAAGTTTACAATAATGTAAACGAAATTGTAGATAATAATTCTACACAAGATAATAAAGAACTTGTAAAACGTTTTATTTCCGTAATGAATAAATAAAAAATAAAATGGAAAACAATATTAAAAGTTTATCGGAATATTTGGAATATATATCCGATAATGCAAAAGAAAAAAATTTGGATATTGAATTAATCCGATATAATTTTAGGATGAACGAAAAAAATAGTTATCATTTTTTAGTTCTCAAAAATAAAAATCCAAATCAAAAGGAAGGTATCAATAAATTTATTGATGAGTTAAATGATGACGGAATAATAATCAAATCAGAAATAAAAAATGATTTTATATTTATTCAAATTGAAGCGTAACAAAAAATTGTCCCCTATTTTTTAATAGGGGATTTTTTTATTTAGGGACACCATGTGCCCTTTTCAATAACTCAAGTTTTAGCTCTATAGTAATGGGCCTTCCCAACACACAATAAAAAAATCTATCCCTATCTATCGAATCAAAATAAATATAACACAAGAAAAGGGCTACCTCTAGAAAGATAGCCCCATACAAGATTAGGAATTTATTAGTTTATTAAACTTACTCCTCTAGAAAGCTTATTTTATTTTTATATCCCAAATGAGTAGGGAATACAGAGAATACCCCATTCTCTATCTTAGCTTCCAAAGTGAATTCTTTTTTGAACCCCTTCACTCTACAAAAGGTATCAACTTCTTTATCTAATTTGTTAATAAAGTTATTAATTTTGGTTTTAGAGGGATTCTGATTAGCCTCTAAAAAATCATTGATCTTAGGTAATACAAAAGTTACCCATAACTTGTCTGCAAACTCTTCGATTGTCATGGTAATATAATATTATTTTTATAAAGGGTTAACGGTTTTCCATCGTTGGTAGAAAGATATTTAGTGACTCCTTTATGATACTTGATAATTAAGGATTGCTTACAAGTAACATTGTGGATCTCACAAAATTGTTTCAATAGGTTGTTCATATTCTCTAAAGAATAATCCCTAGATAGGTTAGTCTGGAATTTAATATATTCCATCAATTTGTAGACTAACATTATAGAATTACTCATAGTCATTTAATATCAATCAACCATTTTAAGAGATACCATAGTAATAGTCCTGCTAAAGCTATAATAGTTGCTATGAGATAAAATAAGGAGAAGAAAGTAATGGCATCAATCACTGATCCTACAACTAACCCTATCATACTACCACTAATTCAAATACTACAAACCCAGTTAACCGGGCAATTAAAATCTTAGCTAAGTAGTTCATCTCTTATTAAAGATTGATTTTAATAATATCCATAATAATCCAGACATCCAGATAGGAGAGGATAGCCAAATACAAAATATGATTAACCATTTTCTCTCTGATTCAAACATTGGGTTATTATGGATTAAAGTTATATCTATTAAGAAAGTTAAGATTAGTCCGATAATATATATAGAAATTAGAAAAGTGATCATAGTGATGATAGAAGTGTTATAATAATACAACAAACGATTGCTCTGAATAAGAGTTTACTTAAAGCATCTTCATATAATTTTCCAAACTCATTTTTGAGAGCTTTGTGATAGGATAATATATTAATCCATTGATCACCTATTACTTGAAAATACTTAGTGGCAACTAATGCCTTGAGTTGACTCCAGAAACTAAACATGACTAAGTGTATTTAGTTATTATATTTTTAAGCTTTTGGTGGATTTTTAGGATTGATTCCTTTGCTAATCCTTGGTCCATCTTTTCTTTTATAATTGATAATTGTCGTGGGATTTGATTTACGGCGAGAAGATAATTATATTCCTCATCATTGAAAGGGGTTACTTTGAATCTGCTATTCCCAATGATGCTCAAATCCTCGGTGATTTTCATTTGATTATTTAAAGTGTAAATCCCTTTGCTCCTTTCAATTACTTCTGCTTTTTCAAAATGAGCTGGTCCTGTTACCAATACTGGATCTCCAATGTTTAATTTCATATACTTTTCTAGAGTTTAATTAATATTTTGCATAGTTAAAGAGTGCTTTGCAATACCAGTTTGTTTAATTATATAATTCTAATCCATTATGGCAAATAAAATAACAGTATTGGGAGTATGTGCTGCACAGGGTGCTCTATTATTCCCCTTTAGAAGAAGATTAGTTGGTAATATTGAACCGAGAGGAGTATTCCATACTAGAAATGAAGAACAATGGAAACTCAATTTTGGTGATATTCCATTCTTAAAAAGTATTGAAGAATACAAAGGGGTGAATCCAGATATCATAATTGGTTCCCCTTCTTGTGGTCATTCTAGTAATTTTAGTTATTCAAGGAAGAAAACCCTTGGTAAACCCAGAGAAGATAAAACTTTGAACCTTTATTTGGATGCTATTGAGCAATTTTTACCCAAGATTTTCCTTTTAGAGAACCTTCCAAAGCTCTTAGATTTGATTCCTTTTGAAGAATGGGAGAAAAAATTATCAAAATATCACTTGATACCCCATTGTCATTCAGTTTTTGAGTTTGGAAATTCTCAAAAATCAAGAAAAAGACTGATATTAGTTGGTATTAGACATGATTCAGGAGTAGATTATCATCATTTTGAGAGATTATTTAAGGTTTCTGAACCTTTTCTAGTGAAAGATATTGGTAAAATGATCAATAATGATCTAAATTTCAGAGAAGATGATGATAAGAAACTAGCTATGTATCATTATGCTGATAAATCTAAGTCAACTTTGACTGTAAAACAGGTAAAAAAGCTTTGGAATACTGAATTCAAAGATGAATTTAAATGGCCTATGAAAGGTACTAAGATGAAAACTTTACCTGGAGTATATAGAAATAGACCAAATGCTTATCCTTTGACTCTAAGACCTTCAAATAGACAATTTAATCCCAATGGATTACCTATGGGAATTGAAGAGTATAGAATCATTATGGGATTTCCTAGAAATTTTAAGACTTATTTTGATAATTCTAATAAAACTTATTGGCTTAATAAAGCCAGAAATACACTATCTAAAGGATCAGTTTATGAAGTTGGTATATGGTTCAAAAAATGTATTAAAAATCAAAATTAAATTAAAAAGTACTATGCGTGCGTACGTATATACACGCATGTATACGTGTAAGGAATTATCCTATAGCTATGCTATAGGATAATTTTACTACTACTAAAGTAGTAGTAAAATCATTAGATGATAATTATTCTTTTAGCCTCCTAAATACTTAGCCTCTTTAGGCTAATAACTTTTGGCTAGCAAATATTTATCAGGCTATTAAGAGCTAATAACATATATGACCTGAATATATCCCCATACCCCCCTATAATCCCCCCTTTCCCCTTTAAACACTCAAAAAACTATGAAATGACTATTGTTCATCAAAACCACAAAACATGAAGACTTGGATACTCTACATACTGACCATTGGACTCGGGATATTATGTGTTTATCAATTCCTGAATCCAAAATCAGAAGTGAAATTCTTGGAATCTTCACCAGATACAGTTTATGTGGATAAGTACTTGAAACCAGATACTGAGTACAAGTATATCCAAGTCCCAAAGTACATAACCCAATACAAAGTTGATTCAATATTTGTTGAGAAGGTAGAGGTTAAACATGACACTTTGGAAATCCATCTCAAGGATTCATCAATCCTAAGTATATCTTCTCAATACTTGACTCAATATCCAAACAATGATAAGTTGATTTCATTGTTGTTTGATAATAGGAAGTTGGATATGAATCTGCTAAACACAAAAGGAAACATATACAACAAGCAGTATCCAATCAACCCAAACTTGTATTCATACAACTATGTAAACAATAATCTTACTTTCGAGAGAAAAAAATTCTTTAAAAGATTTTCTCCAACAGCACAAGTCACTGTAAGACCATTCAACAACTTATATGATTTGGATTTTGGATTGAAGTACAATACCAGTAAATTTAATTATGAACTGGGATTCAATTCATTTTATTACCCAAACCTGAAGAAAGGTATAGGGACTGATTTATACCTGAGGTTAAACTATACTTTCTAACATGGCTAAGAAAACAACTCAACAGCAACAATATCTAAGCTCTGAAGAAATAAAGATACTAGCTAAGGTATCAAAAGATATATTCTATTTTTCACATTTCATCTGGGTTATCAACCCAGTGCTTGGTAGGGTTAGATTTGATCTCTATCCTTACCAAAAATCTGTTTTATACAACTTCTTAAAAGAACGATTCAATATCATTCTGAAGTTTAGACAGGCTGGTATCACAGAGCTTATTTCTATGTATTGTCTTTGGTTGGCAATGTACCATTCCAATAAGAGGATAAACCTCATCTCCATCAAAGATACCATTGCTAAGAAGGTTCTGAAAAAGATCAAGTTTATGTACAAGAACCTTCCATGGTATCTCCAAACACCAATCATCAATGGTAGAACTGGAGAATATGGTTCTGCATCTACCTTGGAGTTTTCCAATGGGTCAATAATAGAATCTATCCCAACTTCTGATCAAGCTGGTCGTTCTGAATCTCTTTCATTGTTGGTTATTGATGAAGCTGCTATTGTTCGTTGGGCAGCTCAGATTTGGGCAGCAGCTTTCCCAACCTTGTCAACTGGTGGTTCTGCTATAGTAAACTCTACTCCTTTTGGTGTTGGTGGATTCTACCACAGTACCTGGGTAGATGCTATCTCTGGAAGTAATCCATTCAATCCAATACGATTGTATTGGCAGATGCACCCAGACCGAGACCAGGGTTGGTATGATGAAATGGCAACTGCTCTTGGTCCCAAACGAACTGCTCAAGAGATTGATGGTGACTTCCTGTCATCTGGTAATACAGTATTTGATCTGGCTGATATCAAGAGTATAGAAGAAATGCTCACTGAATATCCACCAATCAAAATGAGACTTGGTGGTCAGTATAGAGAATTTAATGAACCAGATCCAAACACAGATTACTTCATTGGTGCAGACTGTGCTACTGGCCGTGGTACTGACTACTCTTCATTTACCTGTATGTCAAAAGAGGGAGAAGAAGCAGTAGTTTACAAGGGTAAGATTCCTCTTGATAAGTATGCTAAACTTCTTGGAGACACTGGGGAGAAATTTAACTATGCTAAAATAGCTCCTGAATCCAATGACATTGGTATGGCAGTTGTTATCAAACTTCAGGACGAGGGCTATCCAAATTTATACTACTCTACAAAACTTCTTAAGAAAAAGGGAAAGTCCAGACCAGAGGAAGAGAAGATACCAGGTTGGTTGACCACTCAAAAGAACCGTTCACTCATAGTTGAAGGTTTGGAAAAGGATATCCGAGAAGATGAAGTAATCATCAAAGATCCTTTCTTTGTACAAGAAGCTTATACTTTCATCTATGATGGTATGGGAAGACCAGTTGCTATGGGTAAACATAGGCAAAATAATTCTGCAGTAGATATAGATTTGGAAGGTCAGGCTTATGCAGATGATGATATCTTTGGAAAAGCTATATGCAACCATATTAGGAAGACTACTAATAGAAACACAGTAATCCTTCCATTGTAACATACAAAACCATTATATTATGTCAATCTTGGACCCAAGAACATGGTTCAGTAGGGGAAAACCCAAAGAATCATTGAAAGCTCCAGGGATAAGAGATGACTCACCGAAAGTGGGTGCAATATCTCCTGGAAGAGTATCAGAACCAGATACTCAAGGAAGTGGATTAGTTTTATCTTTACGGGATTTTACCAATCTGGTGGAATCCTCTTTTCGTAGAGATGTAATACCATTGATTAGGGATTTGTATAAAATCAACCCAGATGTTAGTATAGCTTTACAAGATATGTTTAAGTTAGCTAACACTGGTCATACTATATCATTCCCTAAGAATACTCCAGAAGAAGCTATTAAAATGAGGGAACACTTAATGGTAGCTTCTAAATCATGGACAAAGTATACGGCTGGTATAGATGGGTTGGTAAACAAGTTTACTGTACAATGTCTTACCAGTGGAGCTATTTCTATAGAAGCAGTTCCAAATAATAACTTAAATGGTATCTCCACTGTATTATTTATCAACCCAGAACAGATATACTTCAGGAGATTAAATGATGGGGTATACCATCCTTATCAGAAGAATCCCAACCAAGTATTGAGTAAGAAACCAGAGTTCATAAAATTGAACAATGAGACTTACAAATATCTTGGTATGTATAATGATACTGATGAACCTTATGGGGTACCACCATTTATGGCCGCCCTTGATTCATTAAAGGGTCAACATGATATGAGGATAAACTTCAAACATATCATGGAACTGGTTGGTATGGTTGGCTTCTTAGAAGCCAAGATGGAGAAACCCACAATAAACCCCGGTGAGTCAAGGAATGCTTATGCTAGAAGGTTGGAACATATCCTCCGTAAGCTTAAGATGAACTTAAGAGAAGGACTCAAGGACAACATAGTGGTTGGTTTCAAGGATGATCATGAATTTAAATTAAACTCAACTACTAAAGAGATAGGTAATATAGAAAAACCGTGGGCAATGAATCAGCAATCCGTTGCAAATGGTTTAGGGGTCAATGGTTCTCTCATAGGAGTTCAAAATAACTTAACCGAAGGTGGAACTGGTATATTATTATCAAAAATGATATCCCAGTTAAGAAATATTCAAATGCTACTGAAATATGCCTTGGAATTTTTATATACTCTAGAATTACGTCTAGCGGGGTATAATAATAAGGGTGTAGTGGTTACTTTTGGAACTTCAACCATATCAGATGAACTTAAGGTTCAACAGGGGATTGAGTATAAGATTCGTAACCTTGTAAGCCTATATAATCAGGGTATCATTAGTCAAGAAGAATTTGCATGGTCAATGGGTTATGAAAAACCAGATCAAAAAGAACCAAGGCAAATGGAAGAACCAGAAGGGGTTTCCTCATCTCAAGATTCTGCCAAAAAACAAAAGAGAGAGGCTGATAAAGATACCTCAGATAGAAAAACTAGAGATAAGAATAAGACAGTTCCAAAGAGAGCAGATCAAGATTCTAGACCACGATAAATAATTTCAATATTATGCCAGATTTTGTAGATACTATGATTTTAAGCGGTGGCCACAGTGTAATGGCAAACCACTTACCAGTGAGTATCCCATTACAATCATTTTCAGAAAACTATTTTAAAGCTACTAAAGTAGATACTGAAAAGTATGGGTTATTTGGAGCTAATACTGATTATAATACTTATTATCCCAATGTAACTAAAGAGGATTTAAATCCCCAGGATAGTGAGTTTATAGAACCAGTATTCCGTTTGTTATCTAACTGTATAGTTGCTAAAGACTATAATCCAACCGCGTTTCCAGAAGAAGTATTAAAAGCTTCTATGAACTTGTTGGTTGGTCAAACGGTAAACTGTGATCATGAAACTGAGATAGGGAATGCTATAGGCTCCATTAAATCAGTTTCTTGGCAAGATTCTTATAAAGCTGACAATGGAGTAGTAATCCCAGGTGGTATCAATGGAGTTCTTAAGATTGATGCAAAAGCTAATCCAAGAATAGCTCGTGGTATACTGATGGATCCACCTTCTATCCATTCTAATTCAGTAACTGTTATGTTTGAGTGGGCTAAATCCCATAATATGTCAGATACTGAATTTAGGGAAAAATTTAATACCAGATTAGAAGATGGAAGTTTAGTACATAGGGTAGCTAAAAAGATTATAGCTTATAGAGAAACTTCTCTTGTATCTCATGGGGCTGATCCATTTGCTCAGATTATAGCTAATGGTAAAATAAATAACCCAGATTATGCTGGAGCAAGGTATTATTCGTATGCTGATGTTCAACCAATGGATCTTGATACCTTGAAAACTAAGATATCTTACTATGATTTCAAGGGTGCAAACCAAATTAGTACGATGTACAATACCAGCAAATTTAATAATGAGGGGAACCAAAACCCACCAAAAAATAATAATATGAACGAAGTTGAAAAATTCCTTGAGCAACTCTTCGGACAGGACATGCTCAGCTTAGCTGAAGGTTCTACTCCAACTGTTGAGCTTGCTCTTTCTCAGATTAAAGATATCATATCTGAGAATCAGAGTCTGTCTGAGGCAAAGACCAAGGCAGAGGGAGAAGTTACCTCTCTGAAAGAAGAGGTAGATTCTTTAAAAGAAACCATTAAGTCAAATGAAAAAATGGTAAGCTTAGGAGAAGCTCATCTTAAAGATGTGAGGGAAGCTACCATTGCTTCTTACAAAAAGACGGTAGATGAAGATAAAGCTGATGCTAATATCTTATCTTTGTTAGAAGCAGACACTACCAATGTAGAAACTTTACTTTCTTTAAAAGCTACCTATGATGCTCAGGTAGAGGAAAAATTCCCTCTCCATTGTGCAGATTGTGGTTCTAAGAATGTAAATCGTGCTTCTAGCATGGCTAACAATGATACTGAGGGTAAACAGCATACTGAGGATACTGCCTACAGTATAGTTGGAATTATGAAAAATATTGCTAAAACCAAATAATAAACATTTACTATGAAATTGAACAATCCACAGCTGATGGCTAAAGTAGGGGTACCTACTCCTCAGACGGTTATTTACAAGAGTGAATCTCATAAGCTCCATCAAGCTTTTGTATTCAAAGCCGGTGACACCATTATCCAGGGTCAGCCGGTAATGTTAAATGTAGATGGTACTATCAGTCCTTATGTTGGTGCTGCTAATACTGTATATCTTGGTATTGCTGTTACTAACAGTCAGTTCCCTGCTTATCCTGGTGATGAGGTAACTGTAATGGTATCGGCTTTTGCTGTAGTATATGGAATTTCTACTGCACCTGTTACTTGTGGTTTTGTAACTCCAAGTGCTCCTGCAGAAGATAGTCAGTATGTAAAGTATACCAATACTGCAGCCAAGGCTGAAAGCAATTTTATTGCTATCACCCCAGCCAGTGCAGCTGATGAATTAATCCAGGTTCTCGTAAAATAATTTTTAAACTAATAAATTAGAAAGTAATGAGTACTGTAAATATTGAAAACATGAAGGCAGCTGATTTCCGTAAAGAGTTGCCGCAGATAGTTTCCCAGTTGGACGCTTTCCGTCAGGGTAACAAAGATGAAGTGCCCACGGATATTTCACTGGAAGATTTTGTACAGAATTGTTATGGTCTTTCTCTTAACGATTATTATGATAAACTGGAAGTAAATGTTAAGCGGGATACCATGCACAATATCTTTACGATGCCAGATCAGAGCATTCGTTGGTTGGTTCCTGAAATTATCCGTAGTGCTATCTACCTGGGTATGAAAGAAGCTCCTTTCTATCCAAATATCATAGCTTCTGATCAGGCAATCAATGGGTTAACCGCCATCATGCCTTTTGTTAATCCCTCTGATGCTGCGCCTGCCCGGGTAAATGAGGCTGAAACCATTCCTCTGGGTGATGTAAGCTTTGGACAGAAATCAGTAAACCTCTTCAAAGTAGGTCGTGGTTTTAAGATCACCGATGAAGTTCGTAATTACGTTTCTCTAGATGTGATGGCCATCTTCCTCCGTGACTTTGGTGTTCAGCTTGGTTATGCCTTGGATGGTCTGGCACTTGATGTACTGATCAATGGTAATCAGTCAGATGGTTCTGAGTCTGCCCCAGTAATTGGTGTAGGTGATACTGCTGCTGGTATCCAGTATAAAGACTTACTCCGTATTTGGGTACGTGCTTCTCGTCTTGGCCGTAACTTTAAAACTATGGTTGGTGATGAGGAACAGGCAATTGATATCTTAGACTTACCAGAGTTTAAGAATCGTCAGTCTGGTACTACTATGGCTACCCTGAATCTGAAAACCCCAGTTCCTAACAGTGCTGATTTCTACATTCATCCAGGTGTACCCGATAATGAATTACTGTTAGTAGATCCTCGTGCAGCTCTGATCAAGTTAACTGCTCGTCAGCTGATGCTGGAATCGGAACGAATTGTTTCTAACCAGACTGAAGCTACTTATGCTACCATTACTACTGGTTTCTCTAAGATGTATCAGGATGCTGCTATCCTCTTAGATGGTACTAAGCAATTCAGTGAAAATGGTTTCCCAGCATATATGGAAGTTGATCCTTATATCACTGTAAGTATTGAAAAGTAATTATCTAAACCCCGGGATCAGGAATAATACACCTGGTCTCGGGATTTCTTCATTTAACTAAAAAATTCAACTATGGCTAATATAACAGTACAACTCGGAGAAAATGCTTCGGTTTTTCATGATATGAAAACTGGGTTAACCATTACCAAAGGTCAAACGGTAGAACTTAACCTTCAGCAGCAGATGAATCCAAAGATAAAAGCTGCTCTTGGTGGTGGTCATCTGGTACGGGTAGTAGGTTTACCCAAAGAAGTACAGAAAGAAGAAATAAAATATAACCCAGAAGAGGACAAAGCTAAGTTCATTGATCTCTTTAATCAGGGGTTAGATATTAAGAAATTGTCAAATAATTTCAATTTAACTCAGCTGAAAGGTATTGCAGAGTTATTTGAAATCGAAGTAGAAGAAGATGATACCAAAGCTTCAATTGTAGAAGCTATAGTTGGTGAACTTGCTCCTGCTGACGAATAAATATTATAAGCCATGGTAGTAGATTTTAATTATGCTACTGTGGGACTCAAAGTCACTTTTGAAAACTTATCTACCGGAGTACCCAGTGATTATACTTATCACTGGGACTTTGGTGATAATACCCAATCTACTCTAAATAATCCTACTCATGAATTTGATAAACCAGGGTTTTACAAAGTAACACTTTTAGTTAAAGATCCTGCTTCAAATACTGTTGGTAGTAGTGAACAAAGAGTACCAGTAACTGATAAGGCAAAAACTCATCTGTCGGGTTCAATATATCAACTTATAGATACATATATCCCAGAAAATATATTTGGGGTAGTAACTACAAGTACTAAACGACAATTTATTGAAAAATGGCAGCTGTATTTACAGCCTCTAGTAAATCATTGCATCCCTCTCCAAGAGTATAATAATGAAATGTATTATGAAGCTCTAGAAAACCAATTAATAATGGAGTTGGCAGCTTATGATTTTATGTCAGTGCAAGTTGCTAATATGGTAAAGGCTCAAGCTCAATCTATATTAGAAAATAACACAACTTCAAGTTCTGGTGGGTCTGAACCATCTGATGGGTATCAAGGTGATGTAAAGAAAATCCAAACTGGTCCCACTCAAGTAGAGTATTTCAATCCCAATGAGGATGAATCTGATCTAGCTTCAAATATCATCAAAGCTTTAGGCCCAGGTGGTTTATTGGATATGATGAAAGAGAACTTATGTATGCTAGCTGGTCGTTTGGATATCTATTTACCCATCTGTGAAAGACCAACTAGAGTAGTAGTTCCAAAAGCTGTAAACAAACGTATAAAAGGACCACTATCTGGTCCAGACCCTTTCTCACTCCTCAAATAATATTAAACTATGCCACGAAGAAAGGTCAGTAGAGTTTCAACCACTGGATGGGAACGCTATAAAAAAATTGTAAGAGACTTCATTGATGTTGACTCTGGTAGGCAACCTTTCTTGTGGTTAAGAAGAATTGAGCAGCCCCTCCCATATGGAGAAGATACTGGAACAGTCTATACACCCATTCAATTGGAAGGACTGTTCCAGTATAATTATATAAAAACATGGCCTCTAGAAGAGTTATCAATATCTGGTGAATTAAATCCAGGGGATACAGTATTATATATTTCTAGAAGGCTTCTAAAAGAAAATGGTTTTCTTAATGAATATGGGTATTGGGATTTTAACTGGTCAGAAGATAGATTTATCTTAAATGGTAAAGTATTAAAACCAGGTGGAGATACTCAAGTAGCACAAGCTAAGGATGAACCATTACTTTTCTTCCTTATAATGCGTAGGGAAGACCCAGAAAAATCAGAAGAAATTTTAGAAACCTATACTGGGCCAAATGCTATGATAGTTGGTGATCAGGGTATATGGTTACTAGATTCTTCAAACCAACGAGTAAGAGATTTTTGTAACTTACCACTTAAAGTAAGTGGTAGCCCAGATATACCCATCAAATCAAAAGATGGTACAATAATTGGAAACTTAAAATAACCAAATATATGGCAACCTGTATATGTGATTGCTGTAATCCAGATACTCCCACTACTCTGAATTACACCACCAAAGAAATCAACCAAATTCTTGCAGATGGAGTTATTAATGCTTCTGTAAGGTATGCCCCAGTGGGACAAAATTATTTACAATTAACTTTAGCTGATGCTCTAGCTTTAGTTCCAGATAAAGAACGTACTACTGTAAGGATATTAACCTTTCTTAATAAAGATACTCAACCGAAACCAGAAGTTTGGATATATTTCGGTACTGATATCCTTACTTGGTCTGATGCTACTAAATGGGTAGAACTTCCAATTCCAGACCCCAGAAAGCTATCTAAATACTTAACTTCTGATATTGTAGATGGTATTCAGGTAGTTGAAAATGCTCCAGGGGTAGAAGATAATATTCTTTACTTTGAATATGAACCCATCCCAGATACAGCAACCTATGGTTTTCAAATAGGTTTTGAAAGTACTCCAAAAGCAGAAGTACCAGTAGTAGCTAATGTTACTTTAAAAACCATGCTTATTGGAGAAAATGGTTTGGATGGAGTAGTTTGTATATTTGGTGTAACTGAAAAACCAAGTGAAGCTGCTACTGTGACTTATAAAGCTACTGATTCACTTGGACAAGAACATACCTATGTAAATTCTGGTACTTGGGGACCTCCCGAAGGATTTAACATACCAGCTGATTATGAAGCTATAACCCCTTGGACTATCACTTTTAGTGAACCTGGTATCTATAAATCTTTCAATAAATTAGTAGATGCTAAGGAGGGTACTTTGTATGCTGAATTATATACTACAATTCAAGTAGAACAATCATGAAACCAGATCACTTAGCTATACTTATCTTTAATAAAAGAAAGATAGCAAATATGGTATTAAATAAAAGGCGTATCCAGAGAATAGTTTTTAATGATAGGATGATATGGAAATCACCCTATTTTGTAAAATAGAATTTTGTATTTTTTTTTGTCATGAGAACAAAGAGAAGTATAAAAGATAGTTTAAAGGAATACCTTAATTGGTGTGTTGGAAGGTTATTACTTGGGGGTAGTAGAGATGATACAGTAAGAGATATGGTAGATGCTATAAGTGATGAAATAGCATCCGGAGGTGGGGTTGTATCTCAAGATCAGTTAGACCAGACAGTTAAAGATATAACTAAATCATATGGTATAGCTGATCAAACCGTATTAACCAGTGCAGAGCAGTATACTGATCAAAAAATAGCAGATGTAGTTGATGGTTCCCCAGAAGCATTAGATATTTTGTATGAGTTAGCTAAAGCTTTGGGGGATGATCCTAATTTTGCTACTACAGTAATGGGTCTCATTGGTCAAAAGTTACCAACTACTACTTTTGAAAATTTTGTTACTAACAAAGCTTGGACTAGGGATAATCTGACCAAGTTATCTCAACTTGTAAATGACCTCCACAGTTTAAAGGTATCAGGTCACTCAGTCGATTTAGTAGAAGATAAGTTATATCTTGATAATGTAGATGAGTTCTTTAATACCAAGAACCTAACTTCTCTTTCACAGCTTATAAATGATATAAATTCTATCAAAGCTGGAACTAGGGTTAAAAGTATGGATGTAAATTTAGCATCCCTGTCTTCATATTTAAGATATGACCTATTTGATGCTAATACTACTGGTACAAAACCCGGTAACCTTACAACTGGATTCTTATTAACTTTCTCATGGGATAATGGAGGATGGGGAGCTCAGATAGCTACTTCATATGGTAATATTGATGGGGCTATATTTTTAAGAACTATAAAAGCTTCTGAGTCTGACAAAATATGGGGTCCTTGGGTATCTTTATATAATACTGCCAATTTAAATCTGGACAATAAGTTCGGGTTCAGTGCCGATCAGTTATCAGATTTGAACAATGCCCCGAACAATGCCTTCTTTGTCGGCGCACACAACGCGGCGAACGCTCCGGTTGCCGATAGCTGGTCGAACGGGTTTACGATTTCATACGACAATAACCCTGATTTCAGAAAACAGTTTTGCTATGCAGGTGAAAAGTGGTGGACAAGAGGAAGAGATGGTGTGAATTGGGGAACTTGGAGACAAATTTGGGATTCTGGCAGCTTCAATCCGGATTCTTCAACCCAAACTTATATTTTTCCGGGCGATCCCTCAAAGTTGAGCCAAGTAGACTCTCCAACCACTATAACCTCAATATTAGGTACAGCCAGTGGTTTTTTAGATGCTTTTAATAATGGCAAGGTATTTGTTAGTAAGACTGTAACTTTTAGTGGAGTATCCGTACCATCTGACATTACTTATAACGTACTAAAAAGTGAGGATCCTGATACCCCTACAATATTTCAAATAATCATGTGTACCATCATATGGAGTCACTATATAGAAGTAACCATTTATTTTGAAAACAATGAGTATCAAGCTATAACTGGTACTATTAATGGTAGTATAAGTGTAAATACCACTGGTACCTCTAACTAAATATAAATAACATGCCAACTGGAAATAACTTTGTTACTATCCCATGGGCTGATGGTACAAATGATAATCTATATATGGCTTTTTCTAAGCTAGAAGCTGGAGAACCAATACAATTATCCTCAGATGATAATTCATCTAAAAAGAAAAGAGCTAAAATCTTCGAGTTCAAAGGTAATGTAGTACCTTCTCAATCACAATATCAAGCATCAGCTTTTTTAAAAGTTGTTCAACAAGTAGATGGTTCCATAGTTGCAAGCTTTGATATGTCTGATTCTATTTATAAGTAACTTTTAACTCTCTGAGTTATGGTAAAGAGTAAAACTTCTCCAAATATCATTCTTGCAGCTATGGATTCAAGGGCAACTGGGGAAACTTATCCAGTTGTAGCTACTGTACCATGGAAAGAAGGTGTAGAGAATGATAATTTATACATATTTCAAGATACTACCAAGCTGAATCCCACTTTTTTAATTTGTTCTAATGAACAACTGGATATAAACCCACGTAGTAAAAGCTTTACTCTTGAAGCAGTTAAGATCGGTGTAAGTACTGGTGAGAAAACTTATGCTGATCTTAACGTAACTCAGGAGAAAGCTACCTATGAATATACTCTGGAAATAAAATCTAAATCAGGGGAAATAACTATCCCAGCATCTGGTGGTTCTCTTGAACTTAAAGGGATATTAACTACTTGGAGAAATGGTAGAAAGGTTTCTACTTTAGAAACTCCTTTCACAATGAGTGGTTATGCTCCAGGATTTAGTATATCAGGAAAGACAGTAACTGCAAGCAATAGGGGGACCGTTATAGGTCCTTCTAGAGCAATTAATTTAGTTGGGTATACGAATAATACTATTGATGGTTCTACAATTTCTGGATCGGTTGTTATAACCCAGGAAGAAAATAAAGTAACTAAAGTAGCACCATCAGTAACTTTATCCTACAACCCTTCAGAAATATCCGCCAAAGGAGGTACTTCTAATCCAGTAGTGGGTAATATATCTTATGTAACCACTTTTTCCAGTGGTGAAACTTTAAATGACTTACCCACGTCAGAGTATATTAATACTATAACCAAAAATAATACTTTTAAGATTCATACCTCTAATTCTCCATTTTCTATAGATGAGTCTACTGGAGTAGTAACTATAGGTACAAGGGGAACCACTTTGGGTGAAGCTTTAAAAGAAACCATATATTTAAATCACAGAGTTAAAATATCTTACAAAGATAATATCTTTGAACCAACCAATAATTCAATCACTAGAACTGCTAAGGTAACTCAGCAGGCTAATACCATAACCTATTCAGAAATAAATATTTCTCTATTTGGTGCAGCTGATATCCCAGCATCTGGTGGACAAGTATCAAGTGGAACTGTTTCTTATTCTCAAGTAGCTTCTTATACTTCTGGAGAATTTGAAAATATAACTACTGGTGCTACCATTACTTATGGTGATCCAGTATCTGCTAATTCAAAGGATATTACAATAAGTAATGCTACTGTAGCTGGTACTTTAGAAGTTACCGTATCACTTAATGGAAAAACTGCAACTAAAACTGTAGATGTTTATCAAGAACAAAACAAAGTAACTCAAATAGAGTTATTGGATTCTTGGGCTCATACCTATAGTACAGAAGGAACTGCTGCTCAAAATTCTGTTGGTCCAGATTTAGTGAGTAGAACTTATAATGTAAAATATACATTTATTTCTGGAGCTACTTCTACTGATAAACCAGATACTGAATTTGGTACTTTATCAGATACAGTTAATTATTCTTGGCCTGGTCCAAGTGGAAGCTTTACTGGGTTATCAGCTCAATCAGGTAATGTAACTATGAGAAGTCTTGGAACAAGTATTGTTAATGAGACTACTTCTCCACAAGTTACTAGAACTGATAAAGTTACTTGGACTCCTTCTAGTAACTACAGTTATAAAACCCTGGAATCAAATGAAATACAGAAACAAGCTCAGGTAACACGAGAAGGTAACTATGTAGTTGATATCCAGTTACCAGAAAATGTACTATCTTTATCCTACAACCCTTCAGAAATACCAGCAAAAGGAGGAAGTTCAAGTCCCACTGTTACTCAGAGTAAAGAACCATCAATGATTTATACTTCTGGGGTACGAGGAGAGCCGGGAGTTATTCCTGCTAATACTTATGGATCATTCTATACTGGTAGTAACTATGAACTCGGTACTATAAATTCTCAATACTCTACCTGGAAAATAAATGCTATAACTGGAGTATTAACTGTTACTTCTAATAAAACTGCTAGAGTAGATAGGGGTTCTGCAGAATCAAAATACCATAAAAACTTTAGGTGGGTTCCAAGTTCAGTATACAATGGTGGTGGGGCTGATATTACCAGACACGCCACTGCAACAGTCTATCAGCAGGCTAATATTATTGAATCAGAAGAAATCATTATAGATTCTTTTGTATATAATACTGATATACTGGTTCTTGGTGGTAATTCAAGTCCATCACTATCAATACATATCAATCAGTTATATACTTCTGAGGAAGTTAAGTGGGTAAATCCAGATTCTTATACCAGTAAGTATGCTTTTGTGGGAACTGCTCCGTCAACTTTTAGTATAAATGCTAATACCGGAGTAGTAAGTGCTACAGAAGCAGAAGTTTCTCAAGAATTAAAAGCTAATGTAAAAGTAGATGTATCAAGTCCAAGTTGGAATGGATCTTCTACTCTAACTAAATCAGCTCAAGCTGAGGTAGCTCAACCTGCTGGTACTGTGATCTATGATACTCCAGTTATAACTATATCATATCCTCAAGTTCCAGCAAAGGGGGGTACTGTATCTCCTACTATACAAGTAACACAAGCTTGGGGTTGGAATGATGACTATGATGAGGGAGTAAATACATTTAATCTAAATACCCTTCCAGTTGGTAGTTATGAATTTACTGGTATTGCTACAGCTAATGGTTCTGTAACAGTTGCATCTAAAGGTACTGTGGTGTCTGGGGTAACTAATGTTGGTACAGCTAGATTTAGTGTAACACTAAATGGGAAATTTTCTACCAATAGTTATATAGTTACTCAGCAGGCTAACTCAATAGATGGTGTTGCTGTTACGTTTGGATGGCATAATAATACTAATTCAGTAGCTGCAAGTGGTGGTAGTTTAGTGGTAGATGTGGCAGTAAAAAATACATATACTTCTACAAGTACAGATATAGTATATCCTTCTGCTACTGATGGTGGTATTTCTTTAACTGTATCAGGAGTATCTGGAGCTACGGTTTCTAAAGCTACCATAACTGTACCAAACAGAGGTTCAACTATAGGACCAGCTTTAACTGGTACTGTAAAAGGAAATTACAATGGTACAAACTCTGGTAATAGTTTAACCTTTACTCAGGCAGAAAATAAGGTAACTAAAGTTGAAGCTAGTGTTAATAATACTGCTACTTCTACTGTACACTTCTATTACAACAATAATCCTATCCCAGCA